GTTCAGCCGTTTTAAAAGGTTCTAATTTTGCTACTCCAACAATATCAATCGAAGCCGTTAAAGAAGACACTTCGATAGAAACAAAAGAAGAGCCGACAATAGAAGTCACTCAAAGGATGCTAAAAGAGTTATTAAATAAATTCAATTAAAAAAAAACAATGGAAGAAATTATTAAAGATTTAGGTCAGAAAATTGACGCAATGAAAAACGAAGCCGTTTCTAAAGCAGAACTTATTGAAGTACTTTCAAAAGTAAAAGCATTAGAAACACAAGGAGAAGACGTATCTAAAATGAAATCCGATATGGAACAAGTAACATTGAGAGTTTTAGGTCTTGAAACAAAAGGACAAACTGATAATGTTCCTGAATCATTAGGTACTTTGCTTAAAGAAAAAAGCGAAGAGTTAAAAGCAATGAAAGAAAAGTCTGGCGCATCTGTTCAGATTACTTTAAAAGCTGCTGGGACAATGGCTTTGACCACAAATGTAACAGGACAAGTCCCTCAAGCAGAAAGAGAGCAAGGAATTACAAGAGTTGTAAGACGTAACCCGTTTATCCTAGAGTTGGTAAATGTAGGTACTATTATGTCAAACGTTTGGGAATGGGTTGAGCAAAAAAATCCTGACGGTGGGGCAGGAATGACTGCTGAGGCCGCTAAGAAATCACAAGCCGACTTTGATTTAGTGGTTGCCTCTGCTAACGTTAAAAAAGTAACTGCTTACATCAAAGTTACTAAAGAAATGTTAGACGATGTAGAATTAATGCGTTCAGAAATTGACCAAGAATTGACCGAGTTAATCAACTTAAAAATTGACGAGCAATTATTGAACGGAACAGGGCTAACTGTAAACTTAGTAGGAATCAACACTAATGCTACTGCTTGGGCTGCTGGCGCATTTGCTTTAGCTATTCCAACTCCTAACGTATTTGATGTGCTTAGAACAGCGGTAAATCAAGTCCGTGTAAACTTGTTTGAGCCTAACTATATTGTTATGCATCCAACAGACGTTACAAGAATGGATTTGGCAAAAGGGTCAGATGGTCATTATGTGTTACCTCCTTTCGCTTCAAACGATGGCACTCAAGTAAGCGGTATTCGTGTAGTTGCTAATACAGGCGTTGCGCTAGATAGCTTCTTGGTTGGCGACTTTTCTAAAGCTGGAGTTCGTTTCAAAGAAGGATTAAATATCAATGTAGGGTACGAAAATGATGACTTTACTAACAACTTAGTAACTATTTTGGCTGAGGCTAGATTAGTACAAAGAGTAAAATCAAATCATTACGGAGCATTTGTAAAAGGCGTTATTTCAACTTCTATTACTGCCTTAACTAAACCATAATAAAAATGGAGGTTAGGCTATTAAAAGATTGGGCGGGTCACAAAAAATCCGCCTTAATCCAAATAGAAGATAAAGACGTTTTAACAAAAGGATTTGAAATAAAACTTTTTGAAGAGCTAAAAGAAAAAACTAAAAAAGATGCAATTAGTAAATAAATCATATTTCAATAAGCAAAATTATCTACATATACCGTTAGCGGTATCAAATCCTTCTAGCGTGCCAAACAACGCAACAGAGATAGATTATCTTTGCGTAAAATTGGAACGTGAAATATTGCTAAATGCACTTGGTTTGAGTCTTTACAATGAAATAAAAGCTATAACAGACATCAACACGGCAGCAGAAAAGTTTAAGAAGCTAGTACAAGGTGACGAATACGATGGTAAAATATGGTTAGGGCTTGACAATGATAATTCGTTGATAGCAAACTATGTTTATCAAGAATTTGTGACCCAAACAGATATTAGGCTCTCAGCAACTGGAGCGAAAAAAGTAAATCCTGAAAACGGAATGACTCAAACACCTCGTTATTTAATCGCATCGGCTCATCAGAATTTCATCAAGCAATATCAAGGCGAATATTTAATAGAGCCTATCATAATCGACAACTTTACAGATTGGTACGGTCGTGATTGTATTGAAAAAAGCTTATATGGTTATTTGATGGACAAACAATCTGATTTCATAAATTGGAAGCCTGAGTATTTCAAAATTTACGAAACGAAAAACAGTTTTGGAATATGATAGTTTTCGAGGAAAAAATGCGAGAATTAATAAGCTTGATGCCTGATTGGAATGGCACCCATCCTATTCGTTATGACTGGGGTACGGTTGACGTTTTGAACAAATTCTTGCTACTTCCTGAGAGCGTATCCAAATATCCGTTGATTTGGCTAGTAACCGACAGCGCTAAGCGTGATTTGCTAAAGTCTAAAGTTTTGAGAACCACAAGGCTTGTAATAGCTACAATGTCAAATGATGTAGATGGGTTTAATTTCCAACAATATCAAACCGATTACAAGGATATTCTTCTGCCTACTTACGAGAATTTAATAAAATTACTTAATAGCAGTGGTATTTCTAAAATAATTGGTAGTTCTGTTGTTGAAGAAATGAAACCAAATTACAGCGTAAACGACAATGGCAAGGGTTTGATAGTTGTGTGGAACGCCCTAGTAATTGATTTGGACATTGAACTTACAGAGGGGTGCATTAATCAAGTAAAATTCACAACATGAGTGAAAAAAAGAAAAAAGAACAGACTTTCAAGGTCGTTAAAAAAATAACGATTGACAAAGTTTACTTAGCGAAGCAAGATGTTACGCTATCGGACGAAAAAACAATTAAAAATTTAAAAAACTTAAATTACATAAAATGACTTTACAAGAACAAATCAACTCAATTAACGGCTCTAGTAGCGGTGTAAAAGGCACTGGTTTAGCGGGTTACAGAATAGATATGAAGCTAATCAGGGCTTGTGGCTTGCTTCAAAAAGGATATATTTTAGATCAGTTTATTGATAAAGAATACTTAGAGAGCCTTATTAAAGAAGGCATTCTTATTATGCTTCAAGGCGTGGTGACATTCGAAGATGCCACAGCAGATGACAATATCGTTACAAGGCCAGGTACAGGGTTTAAAGTTGTAGCTGGAAAAAATCCTTACGAAAAAATAATGACCTTTGACAATGGTATCAATTTTCACACCGCATTAAGCACCCTCTCTGGCTACGAAGATTATGATATCGTATTTTGGGACATCGACAATACAATGTGGATGACTCAAACAAAATCAGGGCAACCAAAAGGATTTACCCTTGGTATGTTTGAAAATGGGAAGTATACAAATGGCAACGGTGTAGATTCAGCAAGTCAAAACGTCACCTTCCAAATGATTGAGCGTTACGAGTTTGACGATTTAATTACATGGGTAACGAATGATAATTTAGACTTCTATTACACCGAGTTAAAAGGTGTTAACGAAACTATTGTAACGGTGTCACCAATAGCTCCAGCGGCTACAACGATTAGTACATCGGTTTATTTGTTAGATAAAACCCACCCAGTAGAAGGCTTGCTTGTAGCTGATTTTGCAGTTACAAAAGATGGTGTAGCTATTACTCCAAGTGCGGTTACGTATAGCGCAACTACTAAGAAGTATTCGTTAACCGTTCCTGCAACCGTTGCTGCTCAGGTTTATACTGTTTCCTTGAAAAACACCGTTAAAACATTGAACGGGGTGTTTTATAAGTCAAATACAGACAGCGTGGCTGTACAGTAAGCATCAAGCTATTTAGTTATTAAAAGCCGTTGCATTAAGTAGCGGCTTTTTTTGTATATTTGACACATGGTAACTATTCGTGACTATATGGACAAATGCGATCTAGTCATTAACAACTTGGTTAATGAGCAGAAAAAAGTTGTCATGCGTAATAAGCAGAAAATAATCACGCTAAACAAGATGCAGTTCATTGACGGATTTGGGAGCGATGACCGAGTTTTAAAAAATCAAAATCCCATTTTTTCTGGAAAATACAGAACAGGAGATAAGCGAGGTCAAAAGTATGATTTTTTCGAAACGGGTGTTTTTTACCGTGGTTTAAATATTAAATTTGAAGGAAATGATAGCTTTGATATTTTTTCAACCGGCATAGATACTACGCCCGATAAGTATGATTTTTTTTGATGAGCTAAGTTCAGCTTATCATAAGCTCCTACTAAGTTCGAAATTGTTTTGGCTTGGTCTAAGGCATTTTTGTTTAAAATGCGCTGATTTACAGCCTCTTCTGCGCTCATTTGC